TGGCCGGGGAGGGCGTGCGATTGGAAAAGCCGTCCTGCCCCGAGTCCGGATGGTTTCTGGTTGACGGCCGTCTGGAGGGACGTGACTGCGAGGAAAGGTTACGGTTGTGTTCGGGCCGGGGGATGTGGGCGTCGGACGTGTTCCCGCGATGCCGGTCTTACGTCCTGCAGAACCCTAAGGGCGACGTTCGGGGGTTCGGACATACCATGGGGGCGGCCCCCACCCCCGCGCCCCGCATATGCGCCTGCAGGACGAATGAACGTACGGGGGGACGGCGGGCACCCGGCCACGGGCAAGGAGCAACAGACGCGGCCGGGACAACGGTGGCGAAGCGCTGGTGCCCGCCGCCCCCTCGTACGTTCACTTGGCAATGTCCGCGATGCGGTTCAGCCAGCCCTTCAAATTCGCCCGCTGCTTGGGCAACCGCCGCACCTCATCGTGGCAGTGCCGCTCCCATTCGGCCCGGTACATCCGCCGCATGGCTACAGGGTCCGTGGCGCGATTGACGGCGCCCGCCGTGACCGGACCCACGACCCCGTCGACCGCGACGCCCACGATTCGCTGCAGACCGCGTGCCGCATCGTCGGGGCCGGACATCACGCCCCAATGCACGGCCATCTCAGCCAGGGTGGCATCCTTCAACAACGAGAACCCCGGCCCCCGGATGTACCACGCCCGGTAGATCCGGATAGCCGTATCCCGTGTCAACGCCTGCATGTCGGCAAGGGTTGCGGTGCGCTTCAACCACTTGGAGTAGGTGCGCCACGTAATGCCCCACTTGGTCAAGCCGCCGAGATCCGTCGCGTGATTCGTCAGCTTTCCCGTTTCCCACCGAAGCACGGATTCCAGGATGGCGGATTCCTCGAGGTCGGTCATGGCGCCGCCACCTCCTCACGGGACTGATGCTGGGAGCGAAGTTCCGCGTGAACGTTGCACGTGGTCTGCACGACAAGCAGGAAGGCGAACGCCGCCAGCACAGACTCTTTCACTAGGATCAAGTTGTTGGCGGGCATCGGGTATCGGAGCGCGACGGCGCTGAGCACGATGATAGCGCCGCCGAAGTACCGCACCATAACGTCGCCAGTCTTTGTCATTGCGAGCCACGCCCACGGGCGCGTCGCCGTATACCGCCGCGCCATCCGATAGCTACGGCGATACTGCAGCATCAACCATGTCTGCAGCGCAAACGATGTCGATACGCACACCACGACACACACAAACAGCAAAGTTTCAATCGTCACGGCTTGGATCCTTCACATAGATGCCGGAGACCACGCGTGCCTCCATGCACAGGGCATGGACACGGTGCTTGAGTTCGTCCAGTTCTCCGGCGTCACGTCGCTCGGGTACCGGGGGGAAGCGCACATCGTCGACAGGCTTGCTCGGTCGGAACGGGGCCGGGGTACGATTCAGGCGGTCCATGGAGCCTCCTACTCTGGGGAGATTTCTGGACGGCCAGCACGGTTCCATTCAGCGACGGCGCGGTGCCGGTCATACATCGCCCAGATGCCCTTGGTGATTGACGCGACAGCAATGATGATGACGCTGATCCGGTTCGAGTACACGGACGCCAAGATCATGTCGGCATGCTCGGTCGTGTGATTGGCGATCTGGATCAGAGGCGGCGGAGATGTCAACACGCCCCGCGTACCCTGCTGAAGAATGGCCAACGCCTGAATCAGCCGGAGGACGGCGGTCCGGTTGCCCGACATCGCCAGGATGTGGAGGAACCGGTACTTCCGCCAGTGCGACCGTCGAAATGCGGAGTAGCGCATCATGACGTCCCAGCACTCGACGGCATGCACCACGACCATCAGGACGCCAAGGGCCAGGGCCCACCACTCGACCGGGTATGCGTAAAACGTCATCGGGACTTTCCCTTCATCCGTTCGTGAATCAAGAAATTGTGGGCATCCCACAAGATCGGCGCCAGCTGGTTGCGTAGCGCGTGCAATTCTTCACGGTGATCGGGTTTCGGCGGTAGGGGTGCGACGTCCAACGGGGGCGGGGCCTCCACGCGTCCAAAGCGCCGAATGAACTGCACGACCCGGTCAATCACGGGGTGCTTCTTCCTTCTTGGCTTCAATGACATGCTTGGTGACCCCCATCAGCTGGTACACCAGTTTGCGCGTTTCCCGGAGTTCAACGTCTTGTTCGGCGATACGCTTGTCGCGGATGTCGATGGCCTCTTTGGCAGCCTTCTCGATGACAGCGACGATACGCTCGTGCGACGTGGCAAACAGCCACCACGGCTTTGCCTTCCACCCGCCATACAGGATGGCGAGCAACAAGGCGCCGATTGACCCGCCGCCGACGGCTTTGAGAATCAGATCAAACGACGGGTCAGTCGGCATGGCATTACTTCTTTGGAGCGGGGGCCTTGACCAGCACCATCTTCTGGAAGTCCCACGAGTCAACGTCGGGGTCGCCCTTGGCTTCCGTGATCAGCCGACGCGTCAGCGCCTGGGTCTGCGTCTTGGAGGCCGCCTCGCGCATGGTGGCGTTCTCGGCCAGGAGTTGAGAGATGAGCGCATCTTTCTGGGCGAGCTGTTCCTGCATTTGCAACAGCGCTGCTTCGAACTGCCCAGCCTTCTGTTCTGCGGTCAGAGCAGTCCCAACGGCCAACGGGGCCGGTGTCGGGGCGGGGGGCTGGCCGGAGGCCATCGTCCCGAGGATCAGGATGATGGCCGTGAGTGTTCCGAAGATGAACCGAATCATGTGTGCTCCTTGCACGTCACCGGTAGCGGTGACTCGTTAAAGGGGAATCGGCGCGGAGCGACCGCGCCGATTCAGGGTGTTACCACGAGTCCGACGTGTCACACCCAGGGAACAGGCCCGCCAGTGTGACGCGGAACTGCTTGATCCGACCATCGGCGGGTCGGTAGAGCAGGATGTCGTTCGTCAGCCCGTCGCCGTCGAGGTCCGCGACCTGGATGGTAGCGCCTGTTAGGAAGCTGTTGAACGACGCGTAGCAGTCACCCGGCGCCTGGATGCTGCCGTTGTAGCCCGACTTCTGGGGATGGTTGGTCAAGCCCACGACGATCGCGCCGGTCGACGGATTGTAGAAGACGTGGTCGGCCGAGTTCGCCCGCGTGGGCTTCTTGATCAGGTTGGTCGACACCGTCACCAGCACGTAGCCCGCGCCGACGTAGCGATCCGCTGTGACGTACTGGGCGGACGCACGGGGCGCCACGCCCAGGACGATCAGGGCCAGCATCAGGAACATCAGGGTGAAACGACGAGTCAGCATGCGATACTCCGGGGTTAGGGTAGTCGGCACAACGCCGACCGGTCATATGGTGCCACGAATTCGTTTACACGCACCCTGTTACAATGCCGCCAGAAACAACAAGAGAGGTCGCGCACGTCCCCGACCATCCGGCCGCCCCCGACGTGCCGTAGTACAGCAGGCTGTGAATCTGATGCCAGGGGTTGGCGGGGGTGCCGATGGTCGCCAGTTCGACGCCTGGAGACAGCGCGTTGATCAGGGGAACGAACTGGATCGTGACATCGTCCTTGACGCCGGCCTGCCACCCGACGGTCGCCTCGGCGACGATGTTCAAGCGCCCACCCGTGCCGGTCTCCTCCCACGTGATATTCAAGCCATGGGATGCGGCCCCCGCGACGTACTCCCCGCTCGGGGACAGGCGGATGCCTGCGCCGTTTCCCCGGCCTGCCCACATCAACAAGGCATTGTTCGTCCAGGTGCCGATCTGCGCGATTTCGGTGCCGCCGTTCTTCCACGTAATGCTGCGCTCGTTCGTGAAGTCCGTACCGCTCGAGCCACGCTGCAGTTCCAGGCCTTCCGCATTGCCAAGCACAAAGTTGTTCGTGCTGGTGATCTTGCCACCCGTTGACAACAGGATACTGCCCGTGCTCGTGATGTTGCCCGTCGACCCCGCGAACTGCAGCGTACAAGGCCCGCTATTACCCCGGCAGAACTGCAGCGTAGATGGGGTCAACTGCAAAAACGGGTTGTTCGTCGTTGTCCAGTCACCGATGAGTACGCCGTTGGCCGTGTCGATGTAGAAGTATGGTTTTGCAGCTTGGTCATACATCGCCAGGCCGGTGTTGTTGACCAAGAACCGGGTCGTAGTGCCATCATCGTCGAGAATACGAACCGCGGCATTCCCTGCTTCAAGAAGGATACGGTTAGCGGTGCCGCCCCGCATGAAGATGTTGCCGCTAGTGTCGGCGAAAATGTTGCCATTACCCGCCGCCGTGATGCCAAGCAAAATGCCGTTGACGTCGGCAATCAAGCGACCTGTACCGGCAGTATCGTTGATCTGCACCTGCGACGAGTTGACGACCACGCGCTGCGTCGTGCCGACGCGGAACAACGCCTGCGTACTGTCGATGTACAGGTTCTCCTGTCCGGCGCCATCCTGGCCAATGAGCACTGCGCCCGTCGAACGGTTCACGTAGAACCGCCGCTGTGCCGCATCGTCGTACATCTGGATGCCCGGAGATGACAACGTGATCAAGGGATTGGTGCCCCATCGCAGCGCGACGACGCCAGGATCGATGTACGTGTTGGCCTGCCCCGCGCCTGACTGACCCAGCAGAATGCTCGCATCGGGTGCAAAGCGAGCGTTCTGCGTCGTGCCGCTAGTCATGAAGCGAATGCCGTTCGTCGTGTCGATACCGAGCCACCCACCTGAAGGGTTGCCGAACGCGGCGCCCCACACGGTCGAGGCACCGTAGTCGAACAGGCCCTTCATGTTGCCGAGCGCCCACCGCGTCGACAGGGCGTTGTACGTCGTGCTGGTGCGCTCGTACCCCTGGATCGTCGGCCCCTGTTCACCGCTGCCCTTGATCGACTGGATGGCGTACATGTTGATACCGCCATCCCCCGTCGTGCCAGTGTTCGCCAACGCGACGCCGCCTGCCCACGCGCGGGCGGGAAACACGCTGCCATAGCCGCGCGTCACGTCGTAGGAATACGGCGTCAGCCCGATGCCCACAATCTCGACGGTCACGCTGCGCCAATTCGCCGATGAGATCGTCAGGGGCGAGGACGCCGCCACCGACGTGGCGAGGATCGGCCCATTGCTGTCGAAGCTGGCCGATTCCGGCACGGCGGTATTGTTCGAGCGCAGGGTGTACCCGGCCGGAGCACTCTGGATGTTCGTGCCCGCCGACGACATCGCCGCCCGCGCGACCCAGGAACTGTAGTCGGATTTGGACAGCGTCAGCGACGGGTACGACAGCGACGTACTGGCGGCGCCGTTGTCGTGGCTGCACGACACAGGAATCGGCATGGTGCCCGCACTGCTGCGATACACGGACGACATTACACTGGTTGCGTTCGTCCACGTGCCCGACGCGGTACCCGCGCCCGAAGCAATCAGGTACCCCACGCGCACACTGGTGCTGCCCCCGCTCTGCGTACACAGCGTGGTCCACCCGCCGCCCGGCAGAGAAGGCGCCGTCGCAGCGTTCCGGAACGCGAACACCAGCAACAGGTCTCCCGCCTGATGCGTGGGCAGCGTGACGCTTGTGGCGACCGCTTCGGCTTCCCCCACGAACGAGATACTCGACACCCCGGCGCGTGGCCCGCCCGACACCTGCACGAACTCGGTCTGCAAGTTGTCATTGATGTAGGCGATGTCGTTGACCGCCATCTCGTTGTGCGTGGTCAGGAACGTGGTGGCTCCCGAGGAGACCGCTGCTTCCAGCTTGGTTGTCGGCGTGACCAGCACGGCACCGCCGACAGTCGAAATGACATTCTGCGCGACCAGCGTCGTAGCGAACAGGTTCCGGACCCACAGGTTCGCGTATTGACTGGCGTAGACTCCCAGGTCCGTCGTGAAGTCCTGGTCCGGCCCGACCTGACGCACACCGGGGCCGAAGTACAGGCCATTGGCAACGCTAGCCGCTGCTGTTGACCGAAACAGCGTCGACCACGACGACCCGGCATCGTTCCCGGCCTCGAACCGGAAGTTGCCGCCAATCAGGCCAGCACGCCAGTTGCGCGACCCCGAGGCATTACCGGTGGCGTTGTACTCCCAGAACGCGTCCGTGCCCGTATTGCCGATCCAGGTGCGCCCGCTGTCATAGGCACGAAGCAATGCGGTCGCGCCTGTGGCCGAGTCATAGACCGTGAACGGATCGGCCGACCCGCGATAGCCGGTGGCCGTGACCAGGTCATTGACCGTCAAGGGCTCGAAAAACGTGATGGCCGTATCCCCGAACTGCGCGACGTTGGCGCTGTCGGCGACGTTGCGGATGTCGACGGTCCCACTACTGGTGCGAATCCCTCCGGTGCCCGTGATCAGGTCATTGGCCCCGGACAGGGACAGGTTGGCGTTGACCGTGGTCGCGCGGTTCAGCGCAATCGCCGAGTCCCCAATCGTCGCGGAGTCCGACGAGTCTGCCACATTGCGGATCACTACGCTGCCCGAGCCTGCGCGAATACCGCCCGTCCCGACGATGAGGTCATTGGCGCCGCCAATCGTGAGCGCGCCATTGCTGGTCAAGCCCCCGTTGAAGATCGCGGTTGCCGTGAAGGTCTGGGCCGGCACCCACGTCTGCGCGGTGTCCGTGAAGCCCGTCACGCCCGGCAGATCCGTCTTGGCCAGGGCGCGGCGCACGACCTCGAAGTTCGACGTCCCGATGAGCAGTACCTGCGTGCCGCCCGAGGTGCCTAGGCCCTCCAACCGCACGGTAGACCCTGCAGGCGGCGCGTACGTGCCGACCGACAAGGCACCCGCGACCTGGTTCGGTTGTGCCTGTAGCGTCCCTGCAGACGCCCACAGGGCCATCCACACGACCATCATCACCATCCATCGGTGCATCATCACTGGTTCTCCAACGAAGACATGCCCACGAAGCCAGACGCCGTAGCGGCCGACATGTTCATTTCCAACTGGTAGACCCCGTCCACGGTCACCACCGGGAGATTGTGAACAACCTCGGACACATTGGGTGCCGCGACAGCGCCGCTGCTCGCCGAGGCTGTGCCCAGAATGGTCGTGCCATCCGTGTAGTTCTTCATCCGGAACTGGCACGTCAAGGCCCCGTTGCTGGATGAGAAGTAGGTGCGGAACCGCAACGCGTTCGGGAAGTCGGCTGCCTTGAGCAAAACCGGCACCGCATTCGGCACCGGGCGCCAGCCCGTCGTGTTGACCGGTTCGGAGTTGTTGCCGCCCAGCAGGATACGGACCGGGCCAGCCGTCGTGCCGCCCCCGCCTGTCGATCCACCCGTGCCCGGCGTCGCAGGAATCACGCCGCCCGGCGACGACGGCGCCGCCGCGCCCGACGACGACACGGCAGCGGCTTCGTTGTCGGGTGTCATCTCGCGCCAGAAGTCAATGAACCGCTCCCGGTACGAATTGCCGAGCGCCATTTCGATGACGTACTTCAGCGTGTAGGAATCGTCATCCACGCCCGACACAGACAGCACGACGAAGTTGATCGTTGACAAGCCTCGGTTCGGCAGGTTGACCGGCACGCGGGCGCCCACAACGGCATACGTCTCGTCATAGGTTTCCATGGTCAACATGGTCTGCGGCGCCTGCCCGTACCGCGTGATCAGTTCGTTGGCATACGCCTGTGCGACTTCCTTGACCGAGGTCTGGGGGTAATCATCTGAACGGCTGAAGAACCCGTACGTCGAGACCCCCGTCGGATTGCCTGCGCCGACAACCAGCGGGAACTGTGTGACATACTCTACCAGAAGAAAATCGTTGCTGTCCAGCAGCGTTTCGGATACGTTCTGAACGATGCGGTTGTTCGCGGGGTCGTACTCGTACGGAGCGCCGGACCCCAACGCGCCCAAGACCTTGGTCGCATCCACGGCGCCAGGATTCGTGGTCACGACAACTTGCCCGATGTCCTCGACTGGGTCGACCACGGGGAACGCGAACAGCGGAAAATACCGCGTCACGCCATCCCCGTAGATGTAGTCCGCGAAGTAGCCCTGGCCCGTGCCTCCGAAGAATACTCGCTGGTCGTTGCGGTAGTCGTCGAAGTTGCGTTCAATCTCGATGGTGCCTTCCAACGGCGTTGCGCTGGTCATGGTCGGCAACGTGACCGTCGAGGGCGGGTACGCGCGGAAGACATTGTCCGGCGTAATGGTCCAGATCCATTCCTCTTTCTGGACAAGGCGGTCCGTTGGCTCCATCCCTGGGCGCCATGAATAGCTGAGCAGCGATCCAATCGCGGACCCGGCCGGCATCGCGGGGTCCAAGCGCGTGCCAAACGCGAAGTTCAATGTCTGCTGAATCACCGTCAACGCGTCCTTGGTCGTCACAGACGGCAAGAAATACGTGTTAATCAGGATGCGGTTGATATAGGAGTTGTAGTCCTGACACGTGACGGTGAACCGGTGGCCCGCGTCGGCCGAGAACGGTGACTCCCCCAGACGCGTGATGAACCCGCCCCACAGCCACTTGGCCAGAATGGACGACGACGACACGGCGGCCCCGGCCGGGAACTCCAGCGTGCCCGCCGTGGACGAACTTCTGGTCATGACTCGGGCAATCAGGGTAATGCCCGGCCCGCCACCGTTCGGGATGGACAGGACGCGCCCGACGTCTGTCGTGTTCAAGGGCCCGCCCGCTGTCACGGTGAAATTGACAGACCCGTTAACGGTCTGGATCGTCATGGTCCGACGGTCCTTCACCAGTTGCACCGTGTGGCCAATGACTGGCCGATACGACCCGTCCGTCGAGATCAGCGAGCACGTCAACGTGCCCTGCTCCTGGACCGTGGACTCGTACTCCAGCGTCCCCGGTACCAGGTGCAGGTTGCGGTCGGCGTTGTTGATATACAGCGTCAGGACGTCCATGGACTATCGCCTCACCACGCCACGGTCGCGGAGGTACCGGGCACCGTGCCGCATGCTGGACCCGCCGATCTTCCGCCCGTCCAACCAGACATCGACGTTCGGCTGCGTACTGCCGGACCGGTGCATATCGTCGCGCAACGGCCGCACGACCTCGGCCTCGCGCTCGCCAATCATCGCCAACGTTGGCTTGTATACGATGCCGCCTGTCGCCAGGTGCGGGACATTGAGCGTGGGGTCCGGGCGTTCCGACGCCGGCAGTTCCGGACCGCCGCCCTGCTGCTCAAACTCGTACGGAATCTTGAGCGTCGGCATGTTGCGGAACTGGTTCGCAATCGTGTCGGGCAGCTCCCCGGTCTTGTTCGTGATCTCGTTGATACCACCCTTGGCTTTGTCGACAAACCCTTTCCACGCGGCGGGCACTTCGCCCCCGAGCGCGGTGATCAGCGCGGCCAAGCCTTCCATCATGATGTTGTTCAGCGACAGCTGCTCTTCCTTGATGACGCCCGTGGCGATGCCCTGCGCAATCAACTTGGCCGTGGCCTCGTCGATGGGGATGCCCATCTGGTGATGCGCCTCGTAGACGTTCTGCAGGTAACCCGCCATCATCCGCAGCGTTTCGTTTTCGGTGAACCCGGCCGCGATGAGCGAGTCGTACGTCTGCAATCCCTGGGCTTCCATATCCGCCAAGGACTCTGCGGTCAGGGCGCCGGTAATCGAGGCCGCAATCATCATGTTGTTCAGGGCGCCCGCCGAATCCACCAGCTCACGGTTCTGGTTGACGCGGTCGCGGAACTCCACCAGCCCAGCGACGGCCGTATTCTCCATCGACAGGCCCAGCCCCTGATACATGTTGATCAGGGTGTCGAGCGCCGGACCCATCGCGTCCAGCGCGGCGACCGTGCCAATCCCCCCGGCCTCGGCCGCGACGAACCCAGCCAGCGCAAGACGTCCCATCCTGGCGAGCTCGTCTCCGGCGGTCGCCGCGCCCTGAGCCTGCTTGGCCGTCAGGTCCGCCAGGGTCTTGTATGCGGCCTTCAAAGCTTCCTGGTTGGTGGCGGAGTCGTCTTCTTTGAGAGCCGACTGCGCGTCCTCGACGGCTTTCTTGGCGGCCTCCATGTCGGCCTTCAACGTGCCGTACTGCTTGGACAGCCCCCCGAACACGGTAGAGAGCGCCGAGGAATACTTCGTCGTCTGCTCGGCCAGCACTTTGTACACGTCGGCCGACCGCACGCCCATGGACTCGTTCAGGGCGATGATCTCGGCAATGACGGGCGGCGCAATTCGCCCGGTCGTCTCGATGGCTGTGACGATGTTGGCAAAGTTCTCCTTGAGCACCTTGGCGGCGTCGGCCGCGTCGAAGATGCCACGCTCCAACATGACGAACACGTCGCGCAACTTGCCAATCTTGTCGAGGTTAGCATCCCACCCGCCAACCTCGCTGACGATGTCTGACATGTTGTACAGGCCAGCGGCGACCTGATCGCCGAACTCCTTCTTGCTCTTCTTGATTTTCTCAGCCAGGCCTTTGCTGATGTCGCCGCCCCACTCCTGGCCGACGTCCTCCATGATGGACCGCGTCTCGCGCCCGCGCCAGTAGGCCACCATGATGCCGACAATAGCGCCCGCGACGGCGCCCCACACACCGGCCACCATCATGCCCTTGCCCATGGAAGCCGCAATGCCCGCGCCGATGGCCCCGCCATACATCGCGCCGGTCGTCGCGCCGCCCAACATGTTCTTCATCAGGGAATCGCCCGACGTGGCCTGGGCCAATGCCCCGACCCCGGCCAGCATCCCTGACGCCAGGCCCATCATCCCATCCATCATCATCTGGCCGCCGCCAGCGACTTTCTTCTTCATCATGTCCCAGCCCTTATCGAACTGGGCAAACCCTTCGGAGAACATGTCCCCGGCCGTCAAGGCGGCCTGTCCTGCGCCTGCGATGCCTGCGATGAACGACACCCAAGAATCCGCCCCGGCACCGACCGTCTGGGCAATCTGCTGGAACTGCTGGGTGAGGGTCGCCAACGGCGCCCGCCACGCGCCCAGGAACTTTCCGCTCATGGCAATTTGCGCGTCGTACATCTTCTTCCACGCTTTGCCGATGGACTCGGCGCTGAACTTGCCCGAATCCGCCATCTGCGTGAAGTCGGTCTCCGCCCCGTCGGCTGCTTCCTTCATGGCCTCGTTGGTCAGGATACCGGCTTCCCTCATGCGGAAGACGATGGTGTCTGCCGTGCGGTTGACGACGTCGATGCGGAACTGCGCCTCGGCATTGATGGCCGTGACCGCCTCGGCATACGCCCCGGCGTTTTCCGCCTTGGTCTGCTTCAGGCCTTCAATCTTGGCCTTGCGTTCGTTCTCGATTCCCTGAATCGTGGCAGCGACACGGGACGATTCAGAGTCCTGAATCGCCAGATTCGACGCACGGGCCACCTGTGCGAGTGCTTCATACTCGTCGCGGGTCTCCTGCTGGAGCTTGTTCATGTATGCAAGGTCCGACGAGTCCAGCGTCATCTGTCCGCTGGCCGGGTCGAACATCGCAAACGCGTTCTTGTTGTTCAAGGCCTCCGACGCGTCGGCAACGCTCTTCAAGTTGCCGATCATCTCGATACCCCAGGCCCGGCCCGTGACGCGCAACTTGTCGATCTCGCTGCCCCACGCTTCGAGGACCAGCGGCATCGGCGTGTTCTGCGACACGGCCTCGTTAACGGCCTCGGACATGTCATACAGGTCCAGCAGGAACGCCGTCATCAGTGACTTGCGCGTCCGCTCGTACGGTTCCCGTGCGGCGCGGTCGTCGGCCTTGGGCGTCGTTGGCGGACCCGTCTCGGGCGGCTTGCCAGTCGGCTCGCCTGCAGGCGCCCCCGGTACCGGTGTCGACTTGCCCAACTGAATGTCCCGGTTCTTCACCCCCCAGCCGAGGTCTGCCATCGTCTGGTTGATTTGCTTGATACGCTCTTCGAGGGCGTTGGCTTTTTCGATTTCTCGGGCAATCGCTGACTCGCGATCCTCTTTCGTCGCACGGCGCCCGCTTACTCCTGCGATGATCTCCGTGCCGTCCCCGATGGCCTTGGCACGGCGACGAAGCGTCTCGGCAGCGAGCGCGGCCTTCTCCTTCTCGATCCGCATGTCCTGCACGTTGAAGGCCAACTGCTCCTTCGCGGCCTGGATGTTGTTCCACCGCTGCGCCGCCTGCAGCTTCAACGAATCCAGGAGCTCGTTGGACCGAGTCGTCTCGTTCTGGAACCCCTCGGCGCTGTACCCCGTCCACTTGGCCAACTCTTCCGTGGCACGGCGCAAGTTGTTCTTTTCTTCCTTGGTCAAGTTGACCTTCTTGGAGAGGTCGTCGTATACCCGAATGACCTCGGCCAACTTGGTTTCCATCTTCTCCAAGGATGCGGAATTCTTCCCCATCTCGGCGACGGCCGCCGTGTTGTCTGTCTTCCACTTGTACAGCGCGATGCCTGTCGTCACGATGGCCGTTGCCAGCATGCCCCACGGCCCCGCCAGCCTAGGCAGGAAGGATGCCAACGTCCGGCCAACGTTCAGCATGCCAGTCCATGCGGCAGCCATCTTGCCGGTCCCCGTGACCATCACCGGCACCGTGTTCTGGGCAATCATCTTCCCGGTATCGGCGAACGAGTACATCGCGCCCCGGAGGCCCAGGATGGATGACGATGTCGTGGCCGATGCCACGGTGGTAGCCATCATCCCTGCAGACGCCGCCTTGGACCAATTGTTCCAGGCCGCGACCCCAGATGCCGCCGCCGATGCCGCGTTGACTACAGTGCCTGCCACGGTGCCCATGGCCCGTCCGTACACGACCGTAGCCGCGTGCCCGACCGTCAGGTAGTTCGTCGCCAGGTGGACCGCCGTCCCGAACGTCGAGATCGCCCGCAGAGGCACTGCGACCCCCGCCCCCAGGGCACTGAGTGCCGACAGCATGCCGCCCATGACATAGACGGCCGGACCCAACACGGCCAAGAATGCCGCCATGCCGAGCGCGGTCGACTTGACCGGACCAGGCAGCTGCGCGAACATCTTGAATACTTCACTCAGTACGCCGACACCGGTCTTCAGTGTCGGGAGCAAGTCATTCTTGAGAATCGGCAAGAAGTCCTGGAACAACTGAATGCCGAGGATCTTGGCGGACTCTGTCACCTGCTTCAGCTGGTTGGAGAACGCCTCCATCTGCTTCTTGGCGACCCGTTCGGCCGTTCCCGCCACATCGCCCAGGATGCCTTCGAACCGCTGCATCTCCGGCCCCATGCCCAACAGGGCCTGGATGGCGCCACGGCTTTTGTCCTGGAAGCCGAGCATGGAGATCGCGGCGAACTTTTGCTGAGCGCTCATGCCCTCCGTATAGCGAGCAATGTCGTTGATGACTTCGCCCATGGAGCGCAAGTTGCCTTCGAGGTTGTAGACCTCGATGCCTTCCTTCTTCCACGTCTCGGCGTTCTTTACGGACGCTTTCTGCATGTCGCGCAGGGCGATGTACATCTGCTCGCCGGCGCGCTGACCCTTGATGTTCTGCGATGCGAACGCCATCAGGGCACTGACGCCCTGTTCGATGCTCAGCCCGTACTGGTTGATGGCACCACCCGCACGGGTGGAGATCGCCTTGGCGAAGTCTTCGACCGTGCCGAGCGCAGAGTTGTTGGCGGCGGTCAAGATGTCGGCCATCTTGGCCATACCCTCGACCTTGCCCGTCGTCCCGAGCGAGGCATCGCCGACCGCCGTCACCGCGCCGGCCAGGTAGTCGCCCGCGTCGGACAACTTCATGACACCGGCCTGTGCGAAGTTGGCAACGGTCTGCAACGACCCCATCGAGTCTTCAGCCGACAAGCCCGCCGATGCCAAGTCGTAGTACGCCTCGGCGGCCTCGGTCGCGCCGAACTTCGTGGACCGCGCGACCGTGAACGCCGTTTCCTCCATCTGCTTGCGGAGGGCGTCGTTCATGTTGCTCATGATCGAGGTGGACTCGGTCATGGCCTTGTCAAAGTCGGCGCCGAACTTCCCAATCGCCCCGAGGGCGCCGGCCAAGGGTGCGGACACCCCGAAGGTGATCCGCGACCCCAGGCTGGCCAGGCGATTGCCCATCGCGTCGAACGTCCGCTCGACGCGGCTAACGTCGCCGGCGAGTGACCCGCTCTGGATTCCGACTCGTACGAGGATCTCTCCAACGGTAGGCATTCGTATCGACCTCGTCGAATTTCGGTCCCATCATGCGACCCAAAATCTTCTCGGGCCGCATCGCGCCACTCTTCGGTCGCCCGTTGATCAGGTAGGAGACCGCAATTGCCCGAACTTCTTCTTCGCGCCGCTGCCGGTAGATGTACCCCAACAGCAACCAGTTGAACTCCGTTGGCGTCAGCCCATAGAACTCATCGGGCTTCAACGCCAACGGGCCGAACGCGGTCGGTAGGGCGCGGACAATCCACTCGGTCCAAGAAAGATTCTCCTCGGACCGAGGTGTGAGCGCTTCTACTGACCCTGGGACGGGACGTCGGACGGGCTCAGGACGTGGCCCTCGATGTCGTCGTGGCTCACGGGCGCCGGACCGACCGCCTTCGGACCGGCTGCCGCCAGGGCCTTCTTCCTGAAATCCTCGGCACGTCCGAACGCGCCGTGCTCCTGGGCCACCTCGTACGCGAAGGCCAGCAGCTTCTCGATGCCGTTGTCGGGACGCGCCTCGTCGGAGACGTACTCCTGGATCAGGTCACCGACCTGACGCACGGTGATGCGCCGGTCTTCGTGCTGGAACCCGGCCCACAGCAGCCCGCGCACGACGGCGAAGATCGCCTTCTGCTGCATCAGCTGGCCGAAGCCCATGCCGGTCTCCTGCTCGAAGTCGCTGAGTGCGTTCATGTCGAACTTCAGCGTACGGACGTGGCCCTCGTAGGGCTCGAAGAAAGTGAAATTCCTTGCCTGAATGGCCATGGTGAGCTCCTTGCTCTTCTGGTGGTATTTCGGGACCGCCCCCGCCCGGAGACGGCCCCGCCCTGATAGCCCGACGGCCGCTGGTTAGGCGACGGCACGCGTCAGCACGTTCGAGGCGCCGCCGCCCGCACGGAACGTGCAGGACGTCATGCCCAGAGTGCCGACCTCGCCCGCGATAGGCGAGTAGTTCTCCAGCACGGCGTTGCCCGAGTACATCGGGTTGGTCGCGCTGGTGGCCGAGCCCTTGACGGCCTTGGTTGTCACCGGGAACGACGCGGCGCCGATCAGCGGGAACAGCGTGGCGTCGACCGACCCCGCCGCGAAGTCCTGCGTGAACTCGACCTCGAGGCTCCAGTTCTTGAGCCCCGGCTTGGACGACCGCGTCCCCGACGTCCCCATGACGGTGTCGTCGAGCATCTCGGCTTCGTAGTTGAGGGTGAGCGACTTGACGTGGTCGCTGAGGTCGATCGAGTTGACCGTCAGCAATGCGTCGGTATAGACGAGTGTGGGCATGATGATCTCCCGTTACTGGATCCCGAGGACCAGGAACGCATTGAAGACGGGCGAGGTACCGGAAATGGTCCAATCGACCCGCCAGTACTGGTCGGTCACCGGACCGGCCAATTCCAGCCACTGGGCGCCGATGGCGGTCGCCGGAGCGAACGTCAGGCGCGTCGTCGGCGATCCGAATCCGACGACGGTGGCACTCTTGACGGTCACGGTCATCGAGGGCGTCGTGCCCCCGGCTTGCGTGACATGCAGTGCTGCGTAGATCCGCTGCGTGGATAGCGCGGCGCCCAGTTGCTGCACCGTGCCGTTCCCCGTGGCGGTCTTGGTCCCCGGTGCCAGCATGACAAGCCCGCGCACCAGCGGCGTGTTGGAGCTCATGCCCGAGAACTCCGACGCCATGATGGCGCCGACTTCACCGGAGAGCGGATTGTACGTGCCGTTGACGGCTCGCACGGCGTAGCCTCGGTCGCCGATGATGTTCCCATCCGGTGAGAACGACATGACCTCACGCGCGGCGCCGATGCGGTTGTATACGACGGCGTCCACATCCGTGTCCCAGAAGATCGAGCCGTTGAACTCGAACCCCTTGAGACCGGGCTTGGACGACCGGGTACCAGACGTTCCGAAGACCGTGTCGTCCAGCATCTCGGCGCTGTACGACATGTCGATGGAGTTGTGGTACCCAGACAGGTTGTACCCGCCGAGGAACACCTTGCAGTCCAGGAGCGTCTGGGTCGCCATGGGTTACTTGCCCTTCTTGTCCGAGACCTCGGCGATGACACCATCCACGGCGGCCGAGGCGGCCGGGCTGACTTCATCCTGCGGTGCCCGCGTGACCTTCAGGAACCCGTACTGGCGGACGAGCCAGTCCTCGCGCTCCGGGTCGAGGGCGAGAGGCACCGACACTTCGCCAGCGGCGATGATGTGGGCCTCGCCCGTGTCGACATCGCGGACATGGATGTCCTGCGTGCCGATGTTCTTGTAAACCTTCTTGCTCATCCGATCGTCTCCCCGCATTTCTTGCAGTAGAACCGGTTCACGTGGCCCATGGACGGGCTGCTCACACGGGCATCTTCCGGATGCGTACATCCCTGGACGCCCTCTTCGGACCCTTCCGGGTCCGCTTCTGGATCGGGTTCGAGTTCGACGTCCTCCTTGAGAAATTCTAGAAAGTGGCCAATCGCCAAATCGACGGCGGCACACTGCGCTCGAATGGCTTGGAGCAGCAGCACCAGCATGCGAAGACGGGCGTTGCCGTTCATGGATTCTTGCGCCTCACGTGGAGGTTGAATGCGTACTGCATGAGCCCGTCGTTCTCCGTGACCCCCATGGACCAGGGCGGCTGAATCGCCTCAATCAAGAAGTACCGGGTGCCGAGCACTTCTCCCTGGAAACCGTCGAACCGATCGTGCAAGTCCAGGGCGACGGATTCGGCCACTTCAGGGTCCGTCCGCCGTACGTAGACTTGTACGTGCGGTTGATGGTACACCGTCGCGGCCTTTCCGACACCCATAGTCTTCTCGGCGCGTCGGCCCATGGTCGGAATCAGGGCCACGAGGTTCGCGGGCTTGCCCGTCCACCGGCCCAGCTGAATGGTGGCGATGGGGCCGGACATCGTCCCGTGGCCCCACAGCTGCACCAACGACCCGAGCTCTTGAAGCATTCCCACGTCAGCCCTCCGTCTCCGATTTGAAGATCTCGGCGATTTGTTCTGCCTTGCTGCCCGACGGCGGTTCCGGTTCGTGACGAATGGTTACCGCTCTGGTGGCACCGCCTGACGACGTGCCCTTCTTTACGAGCATGGGCGGGCGTCCTGACGGGCTCGAGGACACCGTCGGCTGGTTGGCCAGAAACTTTCGAATTTCGTCCCCCACGATGTCGACGTAATCGGCGCTGACTTCCGCGGCGGCTTTTTCCAGAAATTTTGCCTGCCTGCCTCGATCCGACGGGGGGATTTCCTTGAACCCTGGAAGTGTCTCCCCTGGCTGGCGAAACTTGACCCATGTGGACTCGTGGATCTTCCAGGCATACTCCGTGTCGTAACTGATCGTGTACTCTCCGACGGATGACGACCCGAAGTCTTGCGTGCCTTTGCTGACCTTTCCGGAGTCCCTCGTGTTCCCCGTCCGATGGGGGACCATGTCATTTGAAAACTTCAAGATTCGCGCCGCTGCGAAGTAGGCGCCGTGCCCCGCGCGACGGCGAAAGTTTCCCGTGAACGTGCCCCAGTACTTCTTCAGTTCAGGAAGACCCGCGATCTCAAAGTCGAACAGCATCGGGTAGGAGCCATTCCCACCCTTTGTCCATTCGTCATCCGGTTGAGGAAGTCGCCGGAATTTGGTCCCTGCGCTGAAGGCCACGTTATGCGCTCTGACGGTGGTACATGAAGCCGCACTGAATCAGGTAGTGGTGCAACCCCTGTTCATCGGGATAGCGCCCTACCGAGAAAATCTCTGGTTCCTGATCTTCCCACCGGACGTCCGGGGGCAACACCAACTTGTCCTGGATCGTGAAGATGCCGATGGACCCGCCCTCCAGCGGGCGCCGGTCCTCGTCCACGGGCACGCCATCCGTATAGACGTCGTAGATGACGGCGCTGTCTTCGTTCAACGCCCGCCGCAACGCCACGCCCCGGCCGACAATCCGCGCCCGGTATCGCTGCACGGGGCCGAACGTCTTGCGCAAGAAGGCGTCCGTGCCCGTGTACGGCGCGACCGTGACCGTGTCGGTCATCATCGACAGGAATTCGTTGTCGAAGGCCATTAGTGGTCGTGCATCCCTTTGCGGAATGCCCCCTGTATCAGATCCGACCGGTTGCGGGCCGTCTGGTTCTGGATGACGTACACGCCGCCTGCCGTGGGGATACCGCTGATCGCGGGGTCACCGCCGCCCACCTGCAACGTGGTCTTCAACTTCACGAACTGTTCGTACCGCTGACTGGCGAGGATTTTGAGATCGCCGACCCACTTGTCGACCTGCCGGGCGTACCGCGCGATCAAGGCGTCCACGGCCAGAACCGACGCGGCACGCGGTGAGCCGCCCACCGACGCCAGCAGCGCCACGATCTCCTCGTCCTGCATTTGCGGATCTTCGGAGTAGATGTCTCCAATCATGAAGCGCACTTGGTCGAGGGCCGTTTGCTGCGAAGCGTCGTACGAGAAACTCACCGCGGCCTCCTACTGGTCGGGGTCGGAGTACAGCGCGTCCCGGTCGGCCTGAACGTCGGCCAGGAACTGGTTGGCGCGGGCCTTGAGCAGTTCCGCCAGCTGCAGCGTCGTCAGCTCGGGGTACGGCGTGGGGTCCGGAGCGTTGGCGCGGAACGTGTTGTACAGCGCCAGAATGCCCGCGATCCCCATGCCCACCTTCCCAGCCAGCGGGGAGATGAAGTCGAGGACCGAGTTGACCTTGTCGAGGTTCTGCTGAAGGGACATGATGCTCCTAGGCGACGGGCGCCGGAACCGGGGACCGGAACAGGTCACGAATGGCCTGCAGTTGCTTGATCAGATCGTTGACCTTGACGGCTGTCTCCCCGATGCCGGGCGAGATGTTCGGCAACACGGATTCCAGCGACGTCAAGATCGCCTTGGCCTGCGTGGCCAGCGTCTGCTGCTCGGCGACGGTCGTGGCCACCTCGTACGCGATCAGGACGTCGGCCAGCTTGCCGATTTGCGTCCCGGCCGTCTCGAACACGTCGAGCAGGTTATCGTACTGCTTCTGGTCGAGCGTCTTAACGGCGTACGCCTCCTTGGCGAACGACCGGGCTTCCTGGAGGATAGAGACCGCCCGGAGTCCCTCGGCCGAGATACGCCGCTGTGCCACGTCGGGCGACACGTCGACCGCCCGGCCCGCACACCCCGCCATCAGACCGAACGCCAGCAGCGCGGCCATCAGCTTCCGGACGTGTTTCGAGTTGGTCATCTCGACCGGACCGGGGTCCGCGACGTCGGGCGCCTTCATGTCGGCCGCCGCTCTCGTGAGGGCCATGGACGGCGTCACCACCATCGGGTTCGAGGCTTGGTTGGCCAGGTACCGCTGGAACAGTACCGTGCGGTTCTCCTTGACCCACGACGCGACCGCCGAGATGCCCAGGATGACGAGGCCCGTAGCGAACTCCGCGAAGTTCGACACGGCCGGCGTCCAGTCACCTTCGGTCACGATGCCCTTGGCGATCAGGAAGCCGCCCAGGATGGACAGCAGCTTGATGAATCCCGACTTGAACAACCGTTCGTACAGTACCCGTTCCAACATGGTCTCTCCTTGGTTTTGGGGGGGTCATACCGTCGCCGTGCCGTTTCGGGGCAACCCCACGCCCCCGGACGGCCCCTATTTCGTTCTGCAGGACGCTAAGACGGGCGATCGGGGGTCCGGCCATACCACGGGCCACCCCCGGCGTCGCAAACGTCCTGCAGGACCGGAAACCCATCATGCGCCCACCCGCCGGAGTTCCTGGACATAGAACACGATCAGGCGGTGCAACATGCCGCCCCCGGTGTAGGCCACCTTCAACGTCATCCACCGCTTCTGAATCCGGGCGGTCCCGACCGCGACCGTGTCCAATGGGCCGAGGCGCACTTCGAACCGGTCGGCATAGAACGCCCCGCCGTTGACGTTGAAGAAGCTCTGGTTGTCGCGGTCGTTGATGATGGCCTGCGTCGCGGCATCCTCAAGTGTGATGGAGGCCGAGACGACCTCCTCGGGCTGGAGGACGTCGCCGTTCTCCTTGACGATGGCGGCCGTGTACAGGACGGACCCGCCCTCGGGCACGGGAACCGTGAATTCCTTGATCGCGTAGTCCGGCATGGCCGCCTCTACAGACTGTCGAACAACTGTTCCTGCGTGACCGACGTCCGTCGCAACACTTCTTGAACCACTTCTGGGGTGAGGAACGATTCACCCCGGACGCCTGCGGTCCGCATGGCTTCGTTCAAGACCCAGACGATATAATACGTCACCGGGACATTGACGACGACCAAGTCTCCGTTGATGGCCCACACCATCGCCACGGTGCCCTGCGCGTGGATGGCGGTCGACAACGCCCCGGTCAGTCCCAAGGACATCGCGGCGGTGCCGACAAGGGCGGCGGATGGCTTGAACAGGTCGCCGGTCACGCCCACGCTCACGGGCAAGGTGCCCCCGAGGGCGATGGCCGTCGACAGGTCGCCGGTCACCCCCATTGTCAGCGGCGTCGCCCCGGCCAGCGCCAGCGCCGTGGCCAACGCCCCGGACACCTGCACCGACATCGGCGCGGCCCCGCCCAGCGCGATGGCCGTCGACAACGCTCCCGATAGGCCGAGGACCATGTCCGCTGCGCCGGCCAGCGTACTGTCCCCGAGCAGGGCGCCCGTCACATCCCACACCATCGGCAACGCGCCAGCGAAGGAGATGACGGTCAGCAACTGCCCGGTATTACTCACCACGACAGGCAACGCGCCGGTCAGGGCAATCGCGGTCGACAGGTCACCGGTCAGGGCAAACGCCGCGCCCAGGTCACCCGACAGCCCGGACCCGACGACCAGCCCGCCCGTCACGCCGAACACGGCCCCAACGGAGGCGGCCAGTTGAATCTGGGTCGTCAGGTTTGCTGACGCGGCCATCGCTATCGGAACGGACCCGCCGAGTGCGATACTGGTCAGCAGATCGCCGGAGGCGGCCATCGCCATCGCGGCATTGCCGTTCAAGGCAATCGCGGTCGACAGCGCTCCCGTCACGCCGAACGCGGACGCGGCCGACCCAGCCAGCGCAATCTGCGTAGACAGGGCGCCTGTCGCGGCCACCGATGCTGCCACCGCGCCCGCCATGGTGATCTGCGTCGACAGCGCGCCAGTCAACGAAGCCGTAACATTCAGGGCGCCGTCGAATGTCGCGGGACTGCCGCCTGACACGAGCGGAAACGCCACCATGCACGCGTAGGCGAACCGCGCCGTTCCGATGTTGGTGAAGTTGCCCCGCTGATCGGACTCTGCGGATATCGAATTCCGCCATCCAAAATACTGCTGGTTGCCTCCGACGGTGCCCTTTGTCCAACCGGCGCCTTCGACAGTGCCGCTATTCGATCCACTGATGCGGCCAATCGCAAACATCAGCGTCGGACCGGTTGTGTCGACATCCCCGACCGCACCCGCATAGTGATCGCCGTCGTTGATACCGTCGTAGAACGTTGACGCAATCGGCGTCGCCAACGGATCAAGTCCCGTACACTCGAACGCCGTGCAGAACATGTTCTGCGCCGTGCCGGTGACTTGCGCGATGCTGATGTCGTGATTGCCGGCGCTCACACCGAACTTCACGAAAATGTATTGCGGGAACGACCCGAGCGACGGACGACTGTCGCCCACCAACACAAAGTCTCCCGCGTCCAGGTTCGTCGTGATGATGTACTCACGCGACGCCGACGACTCGCGCCCGATCAGCACTACAAGGTCGCTCCCGCCCGCCACCCCTAGAAGCTGCAGGAGTGACGGGCCGGGAGTGCCGCTGTAGACGTTGCTCTGCTGAATGGGCGCGGCCATGTCGAGTTACACGCCAGCCTTCTGCGTGCCAGACAGGGCGCCGAGATCGATCATGCCCTGCTCGAGAGCGCTCTGCGCGGCTGCAATCATCGCCGCAACGGCCGCCAACGCTCCGGCGTTCATCTTCACTCGAGCCAGGAAGTTGAGTCGTTCGACATCGATTTCGAGGATACCTCCACTGATGTGATACCGCGCGTCCAGTACCGGGGCATCGGGACTGGTCGTCGACGTCATCTTCCCCAGACCGTTGATCGTGCCGCGATCCGTGTCGTACACGATCTGGCTCAGGTAGAACTTGTCGTATGCTGTAGACCCGGCCCCGCCGAGGACGGTCTTCAGCTGCGGAGGAGTTGAAAGCGTGATCATGACTGCTCCTTACGTCAGCGACGCGGTCAGCGTGCCAGCCGGGAACGACGGGGCCGGGTCGCTGTTGTTGATGGTCTTGGGCGCGTTCAGCGCCCCCTGCATCGCCACGCTACCGCCCGTGGGGGCCGTCATCAGGGCGAAGTGCGTTGCGGTGCCCCAGTTCGCCGACGGCACCGGGAACGTCACCGTCAGCAGGTTCGAGGTCGTGCCGGTCGTCCCGCTGCTGGCACCGGTACCCGAGTTCTGGGTGTTGCGCCAGTTCGTGGAATTGCATGGCACCTGCACGCGGGCGTAGCTACCGCCAGTGATCTCGGTGCCGCCGCCCGCATCCGACGGAGCGCCCGTGAACAGCGCGACGTACCAGTCGGTCGGGGCCGTGTGCTGGATACCCCGGAACAGGTGATCGATGAGAAGATTCTCGAGATAGTCGGTAGCTGCAGACATTGGGTCTCCTTACCGTACGCGGAACGCGACGGCCTTCATGTTGTTGCTGTCACGCCGCTCGTCGAGGACTTCGACGCCCGGTCCCTTCACGAAACTGCTGATATCCTTGTCGGCGCGGATCGGAAACATCACGCCCCGATTGCCGACACCCACGGCACGGAAGGCCCCTCGGCCATCCTGGATGAACTTCTCCACAGCACGGACGTCGTCCGTCGTCGGGAAGGCATCGGCACGGAAGGGCGCCTCGGCCCAGTGCCCGCGCCACACGCGGTCGTCACTCATCGGAATGGCGTCCAGGCCCGCGTTGAACGCATCCAGGCAGCGGTCCGTGTCCGGCCCCCACCCCATGCACCACAGCCCATCGTCGTGGTGGAAGCACATGACATGCTTGCGGGCGCGGCTGTGCGCGGCAGCGGCAAACGCCGCCATCTCGCTCTGGCAGACATCCCCGTTTCGGCCGTCGCGGCGGAGGTCGCCGAAGTTGCACGGCTCGCCGGAATCGAACGGCATGTCTTCCAGCTGGTGATGGTCGCGGTTCATCTCCTTGCTGTCGATGACGGCGGCCTCGCCCGAGCGCTTGATCCACTCGGTCCAGAACACTCCCGTGTCGCGGGAGATGTGGGCCGAGACGTACGTCGCCGGACGGCGCGAGAACTTCGGGTCGTGCCAGTCGGCGCCGTCGATGCCCGACAGGTTGACCATGGCATCAGGGTCTTCACGGCGGATCATGTCCACCACACGCCACAGGAACGCTTCACTGCGGGAGAAGCCGATGTTCTTGAACTCGTTCGCCACTTCCCAGATGACGTTGTTCTCGAATGTCAGGGCAC